GGCAAGATGGAAAAAAGTCATTCTTAATTTGTACTTTTTCTTGACATAGGATCAATGGCATTCCACTTTTCCTCAATCGTGGACTTTACGCTATCCCAGATTTCAGACAGCTTATCCTTGATGCTATTGAATATCTCTGATGCTGAGTCTTTTAAACCATTCCAGAGTCCGGAAGCAAACTCCTTAATCTTTCCCCAAATAGATTCCCATACACCTTTAATAACGCCCAGCACCGTACTTATAATATTGCTTATTGCAGTCATCAGGGTATTTGTCAGGCTCTTCATAGCCTCCCATATTTGGCTGAAAAATGTCTTAATGCCTTCCCATGCCTTTTTCCAGTCTCCAGTAAAGATTCCGGTGATAAAATCCATCAAACCGCCCAGCGCGTCGAATACATGGCCCAGAGTCTCGCTAATTCCTTTCCACCAGCCAAAGAACATGTCAACCAGTCCTGATAATGCATTGCCAATGATAGGAACCATTGTCCCAATAAACCATAAAACAAATGGCTTAAGGAAATTTTCCCACACCGTCGTTATAGCATCAGCGACTTTTCCAGTGAAATCAAGAAACTTATCTATAAGAGGGCTTAAATATTGTTCGTGAAACTCCTGGAATTTCTGGGACATTTCTGATATTACCGGGAGGATGTACTGATTATAAGCGTCCAAAAGTTTTTCTGTTATTTCAGAAAATCCTTTTTTAAATGACATGAGCATAGGTGCTACATGGTCGTTGTATGCGTTACCTATTTTGGTGAATGCTTCCTCGATCACTGACTTAATCGTTGCAAATACCGGTTCAATCGCGCTAAATGTATTTTCCAGCGTTGATTTGATATAATCTGCATTATCTATAATCGGGCCAGTAAGCACGTCTAGTAAATCAGCCAGAAACGTGCCTGCCAGTTCAGTAACACCCATAAATCCTTCAGAAAAAATCCCGATGATGTCAGCTGTGATCTGTTTTGCACTGTCACTCCGGAAAGACTCAAATATTTTAGCTACTGCGGTCGAAAATCGGCCACTTATCTCAGAGATTCTGGAACCGATATCAAACATTGCTACAATATATTCGATCAGACGTTCCTTGTTCTGCTCTAAGTACAGGCTGATCCCGCCCAGTAGATTATCAGCAAATGATGCACCAATGCTTGCAGTGGAACCAGCAACTTTACCCAGATTAAATACAAACCGATTTAGAAACTCATCTGCCGCAGAAACGACAGCCGGATCCAGGAATATATCTTTTAGGCTCTGCCCAATATTAGTGATGGACTGCTGAATACTGTCTAAAACGCCTTTATCTCCGAAGGCAATATTAAATCCACCCTTAAACAGACTGGAAAGCTCTCTGGCCTTATCAATGAGTCCCTGATACTTACTATCCATCTCATCAATGGCTGAAGTATCAACTTCCCCCATATCGAACTCGTCGGCCGCATATCCGCCGCTCGCGCCACCAGATCCACCACTATCTGGCGCCTGAATGACATTGAGTTCGTCAATGCCACTTGTGGCTCCCTTGATATCTTTCGCGGCCTTTTTCGCAGCGCTCCCAGCTCCGCCCATGGCTGTTCCTGCATTATCCGCGGATTCTGCTACGCCTTCCATACCGGCGGCTGCAACCGCAGCGCCTCCTCCGCCTGATTTCTTCCCAGCAAACATATCTGTCAGGGATTTAAAAGCATTGGCCAGGCTCATCAACTTGTTGATTATAAGGTTAATAACCTTAATCACAGGAGTAAGGACATTGATGAGCCCTTGGCCGATCGTCGCCTTTAAGCTATCAAACTGAAGTTGCAGGATACGAACCTGATTCGCCCAGCCGTCACTCGTCCGGATAAAATCCCCGGAAGCCAGGGCCAGCTGATCTGTCACGAACTGATACCGTAATGCTACCTTTTCAGCCTCGGTCATTTTGGCCGTAACTTTACCGTATCCGTTTGCCATGGCATAAGCATCGAGTGCATTCTGGGTCATGACAATTCCGAGATCTTTCAAGACCTCAGTTTCTCCGGTGAACACCGCCTTCATTTTGGTGTATGCTTCGTCCTGGCTGATGTTGTAGAACGACGCAACGTCTCCAGCCAGACCGGTAAGGGCCGTAGACATCTCGTAGGCTGCTTGCTCGTTGAACCCGAATGCCTTCGCCATAGCGCCGAACGTACCCGTGAACTTCTTTGCCATCGTTTCAGACAGGCCGAAGGATCCTGCCGCATTCCGGGCGAACTCATCTACTTGTTTTGACATTCGAGGGAATGTCACGTCAACGACGTTCTGGACCTCGGCAAGATCCGATCCCAGCTCAATACAGGAAGCCCCGAAATCTATAATCTTTTTAACTGCAAATGCGGCAGCCAGGGCGGCGCCCGCTTTCTTTGCCATGCCCTGAATGCCGACCATCTGCTTCTTAAAACTTCGATCATTTACTGTAAGGTCAAGACCAATTTGTCCGACGCTCTCAGCTGCCATACTATCACCTGCCTTTACTCATCTGGTAAGACAGGCACATCGGCACAGCGTCTTAGATTCTTAATTCAAATTCCCGTTTGCAATCCTTATTTTTGCATTTAAAAAAGACGCCCTGACACCTGGCGTCCTGATTTCTGATTGCATTAACAGGGTACCCGCAATACGGGCACCTCACTTTTTCTCTTTCTGTTTTTATCTTCTCAATCTCAACCACCTCCGCACAGGAAAGCCATCTGCCGCTCCAGATATTCCATCTGCTGACCGTATGCCTGAGGGCTCATCTGCTCGGCCTGACGTTTATGCCACTCATCGTAAATCCGCTTCTGGTCTGTGGTAAAATGCTTAATTACATCTTTATCCGTCTCTGATCGGATCGCCACGATACGCCCCAACACGGTCTCCGGATCTATTCCGGCCAGAAGGGACTTGAACTCATCCCAACTAACTGACTCAAATTCTTTTGTCCTTATTCTCAGCCCGTACTGCGACAGGAAACTGGAAATAATCAAATTCCAGTCTTCAAACAAATCGTAGTACGGGTCACTGCTCCCCCTGGCTGTTTTCCTCGCCTACTACCAGGTCCATAGCCGCTTCTACCACAGTCGTCCAATCCTCGAAGTTTAATTTAAATTTTTCAATTTCCTTACGGGACTTTTCCGGGAAAATCAGCTCATACGCTTCATTGATTTGATTAATCTCTACACCGCCCGCTGTCATAAAATTCATTACTTTAAGCATGGTTGGAGCATCAGCGTTGACCTCCAGCTTTTTGCCTTTAATCATTAATGACGGATTCCCGTCAAAGGTAAGCTTATCTGTGATATCAATTACTTTTGCCATCTCTTATTCCTCCTTATGCGGCGGGCGCTGCTGGTGTAAAAACCGGCTTGCCATAGCAGACTACTTCAAATTCAAGCGCATCAAGTGCCGCAGTATCCCCGCCGCCTGGTGTCGTTACGTTAATGACACAGTCAAACGCCAGCTTTGCACCAGATACCATTTCCCATTCGAACTTTGTCATTGCATCGCTGCCCATAGCCATAAACAGACTGGCTATATAGTCATTCCCCGGATCGCCAACGCTCCTCTTCCCCTGGAAGGAAAAACTGAGTTTCTTACCAACGACGGCGCTTTTAGCCCAGCCTTCCGCGTCCATTGCATACCACTCATCTGTTGTGTTGTCGATTGTTGGCGCGAAATTGGTCAAATCTTTCGGCATCATCATATCCGCGTCCGCACTTTCCAGTCCCTTCGTTCCAAACTTGAACTTATTATTAGATACTTTAAATACACGTGCAGTTTCTGCCATTTATCGTTCCTCACTTTCCATATACAAAATCCAGCCATATCACATATTCGTATACGCCCTTGTCATCTGTCCCCACATCAACCGGTTCGGGTACCTGAAGGATAATACAGTGAATGGGCGTATCCCCTATGGACAGGCTGGATCCATTTTTAAGTTTCTCATATAACTCATAGGCGGCCTGCTCCGATGCCTGCACGCTCTTATCCCAGTGGATCAGAAGGGAGAGGCGCCGGATATCATAGCTGCTGTATTCGTAGCCACCCAGAGCCATCACAGGCGGCCCGCTGTCTTTTCTATGGTACACGCCGATTGAATGTTCCTTCTTGCCGTTCAGCTTACCGATATAGACATTGTTATCGTCAGCAATTCCCAGGCTTGCAATGTAACCGCGGATATTATCCAGAGTCAACATCATACAGCACCTACTCTCTTATAAAATTGCTTGAAGGCTTTCTTTGCAAAGTCTTCCTGCTTTCCGCCCTTCAGCCATGGCGAATACCACTCACCGCCGGCAAACGGATTCTCATCTGTCTGGTAATCATATTCCGGATGATAGTAAAGCCGGCGGGCATATGGCGTACTGGAAACCAGTCTCGCTCTCCCATGCTTGGACTCGCTGTAATCTACGAACGATGCATCTTCTTCCAGATGGCCGCTGTCAAATGGCATAACCTGCGCCTGTACTACCTCTGTATGCAGTGCTTCCGCCGTCATTTCCAGCGCGGTGACTGCCGCCTGGGTAAGCTGCTTAATTCGTGGAAAATTCATTTTTACCGATGACTTAACCTGCATTAGATCACCTCCAGCTGGCTGTAATTAACCGTCCCATCTGGATTCCTGGCCTTCATTCCCTGCTCGATCTGACGCTCCTGACCGAACACAGTCACGGTGCCACCGCTGAGTATTGGGAAGTCCGGTGCGATATCTCCCGGGAACATGGCCGTGCCGGTGATCTGGATCAGTTTCTTTTCCGTGGTCAGAATTGTCTTTGCCCTGTCCTGAAAGTTACATTTCAGATCCAGATCAATTACCCGCTCCGGCTCGCCATGGTTATTTACGTCTTCAGACTCCAGATGAACGTGTATATCTACCTTGCAAAGCTTTTTAGGTACTAAACACGGATATCTCATAACATCACCTCGCTATCCGGCAGCACAAGCCTGTCTGGGACAGTAGCGCGTACACATCACGTTTCATGGCAATGCCCTTATCCGTGAATAGATTCCAGGAGCTGCCAAACTGAGCCGACACTCCATTAATACTGTATCCCTGCAGGATGGTGTTAATCTCGTCCACGTTCTCATACTCAAAGTCCGCCTGCTGGCAGACCACGTCCTGGATGACATCCTGCTGGAAGGCCGTCAGGTTAGAAAATCCCCGACCCACAATACGGTTGTAGGTCAGGGAATCAATGTGGCGGCTGGCCTGCTTAAGGGCCTTGTCCAGTTCGTTCATGGGGATTACTGTTCCCTTATATGCGTCACAGTAGTACTCACAGGTGGTATAAGGTTCATAGAGCATAAGGCACCTCCTATGTGACAGACCATGTACCGTCTGCATTAGTTGCTGTCTTAGGTGTCTCCCCGTCCTTAAATGTAAATGATTTCGTCTTGCTTGGGACGTCCTCAAATACCTTGTCTTTAGCATTGTAAGTCACTCCGGATAAGGAGATTTCCTTAACTGCTCCCGTTGCGGCATATCCAACAGTAATAAGTCTGTCTGGGAAGTTGCTGTCCCCGGCATCTGGCGTGAGTGTTCCATACCGAACTGTCTCACGTGCTCTCAGATATGCCTTGTTGTCTGCGTCAGAAAGACTATCCTGCATGACGGTCCCTTTGTGCTTCCCTGTATATTCCCCGGCGGTGGCCAGTCTCTCCCCACTGACAGGAGAACCAGAAGGCCAATCCACATTTCCATATTTCATTTCGTTTGGCATAATGTTCCTCCTTACTGCACCTTGATCTTGCGCATAATACCGGCTGCCTTGGTTGCCTTAAGGGCCGCGGCCGCCAGCATCTCAACCTCACCTTTCTTTACCGCGCCGGCTTCCTCGAACTTCGGCAGCCACTGTTTAACAGGGAGGCCTCCGGAAGGAGAAACCGCGTGGAATCCATCCAGGGCAATCCTTGCCGCATACAGGGACGTCTCTCCTTTTGTGCTGGATGACGTGTCGATGGATACAATCGGATCGTTGGAACCGCTCTTTGCGCCGAAATCTACCAGCGGAATATCTCCGTAGCTTTCAATCTGCTGGCCGAAATCATTCTTCGTTACCTGGTACATCCCTGCCCTGCGAGCGCATGCCCGAATTTTCGCAATTAATTTCAGGTTACCGCCGATAAAATCCGGCTTGCCGTCCAGGCCCATCAGGAACTCGTCCAGCTGGTCCAGAAACAGTTGATAATTTTCGGTCACCTTGGCTGTAGTGGAAAGGTCAATTGCCGCGCTGGGCTTGTACTCTGTGGAGCTTCCAGTTACAGCCACCTCCAAGCCGTCAAAACTCTTTTCATTCTTGCTGGAATCACCAATAATCAGTGTCTCGGAAAACAGTGCGGACGCAGACTTTATCTTCTGCTGCATCTGGAAGGTCACCTCATCATCCACGCCTCCCATATCCGCAATCACACGGTCAATCTCGAATGCGCCTCCAAAAATCTTAAGATCTGTGGTGTACTTCTGTTTCTTGGCCTCGTCCGCCGTATATTCCGCATTAACCGCGCGGAAACTGGCTGTAGATGGTGTGATCACCCGGTAATACCCATAAGTCATGGTTGCCCCGCTGCCTACGGGAGAAACGCAGTCGTCAAAAATCATATGATCCATTAAAAAACTGGACTTACGGAATTCATCAATGACCGCCATAGACAATTTGTCCTGTGTCTTAAGTTTTGCCTGTGCTAATGTTACTGCCATATCCTATACCTCTTTTCTTATTTTTTAAGTGCTTCTGAAATAGCGTCTTTCAGCGTCATAGGTTCATTTGTTATCTGCTGGCCTGCGCTGGCTGCCCCCACCTGAATGAAACCCGTAGCCCCTGCCGCCTGCGGTTTCAATGCCGGTACATCTTCCAGTACCTTATTGATCGCATTTTTCAGCGACTCATCATTGATCTTCCCGTCCTGCCCCGTGACCTGGCTTAAATCTGCCATTTTAAGGACATATGGAATTGTCTTTGCATCAAGCCCCAGACTGATCGCTGTAAGAGTAGCCTCTTTTTCAAGCATTGCCTTCTGGGCTATAGCCTGAGCCTGCGTGATCTGTGTCTGAAGAGCATTCACATCCGGCTGTTGGGCTGCTTTCTGCTGTTTGAATCCTGCAATCGCCTGCTTCATCTCTTCCTCAGACAAGCCCTGCTGTTTGAAATAGGCCTTCAGCGCCGTATCTTCTTTGGCTGCCAATGTTCCATCAAGCATCTGCTGGATCTTACTATAGTCAATCTGTGATGCCTGTGGACTGCCAGCGGCTGGTGGAGTCTGCTGACCCGCTCCTGCTGGTACTGATCCCGCGCCCGGATCTCCTCCCCCTGCCGGCTCTGCAAAAAATTGTAAATTCATCTTTTTCATCATGCTTCAATTACTCCTTTCCATTTTGAGGGTGTCACCCTTATTGCTGTTCATTGTCATCGGTATCGCCGGCCACGCAGATTTTTAAGCCTTGCTCGTGTTTGGGCATAAAAATAACACCCAGGGTAATCCTGCGTGTTAAATCAATTCTATTGCGATATCGCAATAAAATACCACCGGCCATTTACTGACTGGTGGTTATAAACCCGGTATTGTATCCTTTATTCCTTTTGCAAGGCTTGCCGCTTTCTTCATCAGGGTATTTTCTTCCAGATACTCAAGACCTTTTAAAGTAATCTCTGGTCTTGTTAATGACACTCTGGGGTATCCGCAGTCCATAGCATTCCATGTCTCTCCCCCTGTGATGTATCCTTCTTTCAACAACATCGCCATTATACGACTCCATTTCGGTACCGACAATTCAAGCCTTTCCGGAGACAAAATGTCAGCATCAATTTCCTCACAGTCCATTGATTTTTGCAGGATGCGAAGGATTTTATAAATCAAACGAAAATCATCCATCTTCCATATCACTCCTCTTCCCATAAACTGGCAATATTATTTACATCGTCCCCACGTTTCATTGACAAGTTCCCCATCTTTTTTACATTCTCTGATAACGCATTTTGACGCCTGTTTTTTATCAATTGGATTATTGTCATCATCGAAATAGTAGATTTCTGAATAATCGCCCCCGCTTGGTGTTTTCTCTTCGATTTTCTGATATTTCATGGTTCACCTCCTATATTCCCAAAATTAAATTTAAAAGAGATGCTCTGTTAGGAAAACTCTTCTTAAATGCTTCTGTATCTGCAACATATTCTGCTATACTTTCCGCAAAGTCTTCCGCTGGTGCATTTTCTCCATACGGTGTCGGAGATTTCTTTCCTGACTCTATTATATCTTTTTTCATAGACTCTGTCCACAAAACTTCTGAAGAAAAATGTTTTTCAGTCGACGCTATCTGCCTATCTATATAATGGCCGGACTCATGGCAATATGTTCTTACAACGTAGTCATCATTGTGGGGATAATCATGCCGATAAAATGTAATTTTATCTCCCCCGGTTGCATAGGAATGTGTGAAATTTTTGTACTTCTTCTTCCAATAACTATCCTGCGGGTTATAATAATCCACAAATTCAATTGTCTTTGGCCCCTGTTGTCGAATTGTTTCCGGAACATTTTGCCATAATTCAATTGCCTTTTCGGGAGTCATCATTTGCTTTGCAGAATTCATTTTTTCTGGAAAAACGAATTTTGTTCCATCCGGAGTCTCGTATATTGTAGCCTTTGCAGTTCTCTTGACACCACCACAGCCATCTGGAAGACCATAATCCTCTTTCGTAACGGCACAATCAATTCCACCGATTGATATCGGACATTGTTTTTTCCACGCCTCCGCCTTCTGCTGATATTGTTTCCGATTTTCATCATCCAACGAGTTGTCAGACAGCCTGTCAAACTTCTCGGTCTGCCGTTTCGCATACTGTTGTTTGGTCTCCTGCGTATTGGCCTGGCCGATGTCCTCCAACTCCTTCTCTGTCCATGAGTCATCAGCCGTGGAGATACCTGGGAAATAGGTTGTATGGCTGTCCTTACATCGTGGGTGGTATAAGCCAGCGGCTATGGCCTTGCTCATCAACGGATACGACCCATCGGATTTCTTCCCGCCGCTCCACACATCATCAATCAGAACTTTACCAACAAACGGCAGACACTTCGGGCAAGGATTCCCACGCTTTACCATAATAACAGTGGTAATTCCCCATTCCTGCCGCTTCTCTCCCTCTCCCTGCAAATACGCCCGCTTGCTGGCCGTCCTGATTGCCATGTCAGCGTAATCAGCCAGAGTATGGCGGGCTCCGTTTGCATACTCTACACATGTAAGACCACGGGACAACATATCCTTTGTAGCCATGTCCACGGCCTTCTCGTAAGTTCCGGCGCCGGTATTGGCATAGACCTGAGCGTTGTATATTACCTTCCGGTACTCATCATTAGCTTTCCTAAGGATTGCTGTCTCTGCCCGTTCCATATCGTTCGTGGTGGCTTCGATCAGGGCTTCCAGTTTCCGGTTGTTTAGACGGAAGAACTCTGCCGCGGTACCCTGGGAGACTTTATTTGCGCCGGTAAATCCATTCTTAATGGCGTTCAGGATCTGGATCTCTTGCTGCATATTCCCAGTCTGCCTTGCCTTGTAAAGGATTTCTCCAATCTGACCGTTGATATCCTTAAACTGCTTCCCGTAGCGCTTCTGATTGGCTTTCTTATACTTCTCCAGCGTTTTTAACTGTTCTGCCTGCCACATGCTCCACTGGATTCCCTCGTCATCTTCCCAAGCGCGATGACGGTCCATATTCCGGATCATGGAAGCAATCAGTTCGTCCTCGATCGCCTCGAAGGCGGCGCCGATATCATAATCCGCCAACAGCATCACCTCCCGTTTGAATGGACCTTAAATCCCTGCGCCTTAAACTGACGCGTCAGGCTCTTAAGCTGTGTGACACTCTTGCATTTATCGCAGCGCAGCTCCGCATAGTCTTGTTTCTCAATCGCGTAGATTCCAAAAGGGACTTGCTCACTTGCCGTCTGGAGCAGCCCCTGGTACTCCTTCTGGTTCATCTGGTACAGGTGATTCATTACTTTGACCTTCATCTGGATTGCCTCCTTCCGTGTTGACCATGAAGCCGCCGGCAGCCATGTTGACGCCAGGTTCCTCAACTTCTGCGATTCCCTGCTCCGCCTTCAGGCGCTTTACTTCCTCTGCCTTCCACGCCTCGTCCTTGCTATCTCCCCACATCTCTTCCACTTGAGCCTCAATACTCATAATACTGGCACCAGGGCGGGCCTTAGCCAGCGTCTCAACCTGACTCTCGAATGATGGGTTCGCGTACTCGCCAAACGGGATCTCGACCTTCACCTCTTCGATCGGTTGATTCATTAGGACATGATAGGCATTGATGCAGGACGATATCACTTCCGGAAGTTCCTCCTGCAAGGCCTCCACAATGGCATTACGGGTATACAGGGTGGCCTTCTCTTTCTCCCTTTGTGCCTCGGCATTGTCCAACTTCTTGACGTCAATACCGAGGGTGCTGGGACTGATGATCCCCTGCAAGCAAAGGTCTAAGGCTGTCACATAGCTGGCAAGGTAACTCTCGTGCGGGATATCTGGCTGCTCCGTTAGAATCTGGTTCTTTCCACCTTCACCCATGTTGTCGTCGCCGGCAATGAACCGGTTATCAAATGCACTCGCCTTCAGCAGCTCCCCGGTTTCCGGATTTCGTGGAATATATGACTCTGGAATGTATGTCCTGGCCCTTCCTGCCCGGAGCGCGTCCATCCATTGCGACCAGGCCTCATCAAATGCATCGAAGCTGTCCAGTTTGCCGTCAAAAATAGAGCCGCCACGACCCTCGTATTTCGTGCTCTCATAGACCTTGAGCGGCACTGCCAGGATCACCGTCTCATCAAATTTCCAGTCGGATATATTCCGCGTGGCTTCGATAGTCTTCATGTCAACCTCGCGTTCTCCCTTATAGAGCTCATTCCGGATGTATCCGTAACCATAATGCTCGTAGAGGACATACTGCTGACGATGGTCCATATATGGTGTTTTAAACACTACCTCTTTTAGCCGGCCACGCTCCTGTATGATCTCGATTCGCTCCCCCGGATACCATTCCAGAATCGGGTATTGACTTAGGTTTGTGTCGATCGTCACCTTGTAGGCGCCATCACCAATATACAATACTTCCTTAACAGATCGCTCCAGGGCCTTCCTGAACTTATTTTCTTTCTCTATCTCCTTCCAGAGTTGTTCCTGTGCCGGGCTCTCAAACTCAAAATCATTCATATCGGCCAACACAATCCCGGAGAGGATCCGCACGATCAGACCAGGGAGGCCCGTATGAATCTTCCGCATCTCCATGCCAGGTGTACATTTACTGGCCCAGAACTTATACTTATCCGCATACTCATTGACGCTCTGATACATCTGTTCCAGTTCGTTACTGTCCCCGCGGTACCAGATCCGGTTCCGAATCGCGTTGAGTTCAAAGTCCATTATTTCCTGAATCTGTATGCTCTGCCCCATGGCCGGCTGGACATCAAGCCAGCTCCGGATCCCTCGTTTGATATTCTCATTCAATTTCTGTGCCACCTCTTTTATGTGTATCGCCATATATAACCACCCGCCGTTTCCTGAATGCCTCTGCAACATTTGCATATCATCGTGCCGCATATGCCTAAAGTTTTGCTTGCGTCTACTGCCCCGCCCCATAGCTTCACAACTTTCCCGTTTACGTCCATTTGTGTAACTGGGCGCTTATGTTTCTTCGCATGGCCGTAATAGTCAGTATTTCTTTTTGCTCTATCCCTTGCTGTTCCATAGCAAATATTATATTTGCAATTACACCATTCCAAATTATCAACAGCATTATTTGTTTTGTTCTCATCGCGGTGGTTTATCTGCGAAAACTCGAATGGGTTTGGAATAAATGCGGCAGCTACTAGACGATGCACTTTGCAGGTTTGAGTTATGCCATCTTTTGATAATCTAATCTGCAAATATCCGTCCTTGTCTTTTACAGATTTCTTGATTTTTCCGACCAGTCTACGACCAGCACAATCAATTCTGTCAAGACTTCTTATCATTCCAGAATCGGAAACCTGATATATACCTTCAAATCCTTCTATATCTTTCCATTTCATTTCTCTGCCTCCTCAAATCCAATAAGCCCTCTGTATGGAATCCACCCATACTGCGACGCATTAATCGTATGGTCGTTACGATCCTCTGGAAGGTCCTTGTCTTCCTGCCAGCTGTACCGGTCTAACTCGCCCAGATGCTCCCTGCATGTATCTACAACCAGATAACAGCCCTGCTGGATCCAGCCCAGCATAAACTTGATACGGTCCAGGATCTCAACTTTCTTGTAGCTGTCGTTAAAGGTGTACAGGCTGCCATGAAGGCGCTTCCACTTCTTGAGCTCCATGATCGTGGCCTGGTCCGCACAATCAATAAATACATCTCTGGCAAGCCCCCATTCCTTCCGGTTGTGTTCCAGAAAGTCCAGGAACTTCCCTACGGCATCCGATGGCGCAAGAGGCTGCGATAGGTCCGCATTACTGTATACCTTCTCGTCCAACACGAACAGACGACGGTCCATGGTAATCCCCTGAAAGATCATGGCGATGGTATCAGGTGACTTGCTGGAGTATGATGTATCCAAGGCGGCGCTGAACTTCTTAAACTTGATCTTGCCGGACGCAATCTGTTGTCGTACCCATTCTGCACTGACAACGTGCTTCTTCCGGTCGAAGTTCGGAAAGATCAGCCCGGTTGCCTTCCCTCGCAATCCCTGAATCTTGTTCTTCCAGATCTTCGTGCCTTTCGGCGTGTTCGTCATAATCTGATCCAGCTTCTCCTTCGAGAGACCCAGGTTATGGGTAAAAGAAAAGAACCAATGCACCCAACCGGGTTTTGGTTCCTCTCTCAGTTCTTCTCTAATTTCTTGTGGTGTCTCTTCCTCCCATTCTGGAAGCGGCCTGGAGCAGTTGATATACTCCTTATAGACGTCCAGGCTCGGATCGTCCGGGTTAAGCGTCGCCATCATGTAATCACAACGCATAGATGCTTCCCGCACAAATTCAATGTCTGCTGTGTTGATCTCGTCGATGTACAGGCAGCCGTACTGGCCGCCAAGAGCCTTTTGCCACTTAGTCTTATCGCCGTATCCCATCACATATATGACCTTATCACCGCTGGATGTGTGAAACAGGATATGTGGAATTTTATCGTCCTTAGATCCGTTGCCGTTGTACTCAGCCAGGATCCCGAAGTCGTCAATGATTCCCAAATCCTTATTGATGATGTTCTTTTCGGCGGTGCCTGTGTCCTTGGCCGCGATGATGTGTAGCTTCTTCGGGGACTCGGCGACCTTGAGCATGAACTTGAATAGGCCTACCGTTGTCTTGCCAGCGTAGGTTGTCCCTTCCAAAAACTCCACAGGTGCATCACATCGGAGAAACGCCTTATACTTTTTCGACAGCAGCAGCCTTTCAGCACTCACTACTCATCACCTCGCATCTGTCCGATCAGGTCGTCCAGCTTGCTCTTCTCGTTGTCGAGTCCTCCAGATAGGTTGTTCTCGACCTTTGTGGTATATCCGTACTTGCTCATCCAGAGTCCGGCCAGCTGCGATGGGATCATCTGCAGCTCAAACTTGCGGCGGGCGTCTGCCTCGCATTCCTCTCGTATGCGCGTGACGATGTCCCCATACCTCTTCTTACCTGCATAAGTATCATAGAATTTCGATCGGGCTATTCCCAGGTACACACAGAATCCCTCGATTGTATAAGTGATACTCCGTTTTAATTCCTTGCTGACAAACTCGCTGTTCTTGGAGCTAAATTCATGGGTCAGTACTTTCTGGTCATCACATACCTGCTTGTACTCTTCCCATAACCGTTCCATCTCCTCTGGAGACTTGATTTTTAATGGTCTTCCCATGAAATCACTTCCTTTCTATTTTGGGTAAAAGAAAAGCCCCCGCATCTCTGCAAGGACTCTTCAAAAAGGGGAAACATGAATTATGAAGGATAAATCAGCCACCGACCGGTAAAAGCCGGCAGCCGTCAATTGGGGGAGGAAATCCGTTTTTCAGATCTTCCAGTTTATACTATAACATTTTCAAAACGGAAAAACAGGAAAAAGCGGAAAAACTTTACGATGCTTTCATAAAATTTTCAAACTCCTTGCGTATACCATCAGGGGTTGCCTTTCTCCCTATCCTTTTCGCTACTTCCGACCATGTATTTTCCTCAAAGAATCTAAACCTTATTATCCGCTGCATTCGCTGCGGGATCGTGTTAAGCCAGGCTTCCACCTGCACCTTTATTTCTTCAGCCCTCGCCTTACGCTCCTCCAGAAGCCTCTCATACGCTGCCAGTGCCCCCGGCTCTCTTACGGCTGAATAGGTCATACCCTGAATCTTAAAACTCTGTGCGGCATAAGGGAAATCATGCATGGAACCTTTGACCGAATCCTGAATAATCGTCTTGCGCTGTTTTTTTACCCTCTGGATATCTGCCTCAGTCTCCTTAATCAGCTCACAAGCATCTATGTACTGCTCCAGAACTTCTTTGTCCATCTGCCTCACCTCCCCGCTGTCAATATCTCCTGTCTCACCCGATCCCACTCTTTAGCCCACCGCTCCGTATCTATTTCTGTGTTTCCCACTGCTTCGATTCTGTAACGGCCCCGCAACCTGGCTCCAGAATTCGCATAGGCCGATACTGTCGCGCAGGCAATACCTAGCAACGGCGCCGCTTCTACAGCCGTATAGTCGCCCATATATGTATCTCCATCGTATACAGCAAAAATCTTTTTACGCGCCATGGCTCCCTCCTTACAGATATTTCCGTCCAGTAGACTTGTCCCTGATCTGAATCCTGCTGATAACCTCTAAGTCAACCAAAGCCGCTATGCTTTTAACCGTTTTTATAAACCATGTAATACGCTCCGGGATCCGATCTGCTTCGTCGATTGCTTCCGATGCTGTCGGATCCGGATATCCTTCGCCGTTTTTTCTTCTCAATGTTTTATTCTCCCTTCGTTCAGTAATTATCAGTTTACTTATCCAAGTCTCTGCCACATATCGGGCAAAAATTTAATGGAATCCACTCATATGTTGCCGCAGAATCAGATGTTTGAATATCCATTTTCAACTGTTTTCCGTCAAATCTTATATCTACAACCTCGTCTTTTGCTATTGATATCGGAGTTATGCTACAGTATGGACATTTTATATGTCCTCTTTTCAAATTCATCACATCACCACCTCTAAATATTAATTATCCCTATTAATTCAGCTTCTCCAACACCAACAGTCTCGGCGCATAATAATGCGTCAGCCCGCCATATGCTCCCGCTGGTACCGCCACAACCGCCCGGTCCCCCTTCATGTAGATGTCCGCCTCAAACTTGATATGGCTTTTCTTAGCTTCCACCGGCACCCAGCTCAGAGCACTTTCTCCCGGAGGCACAACCGCAATCACTTCTCCGGTCTTGCGCACCCAGTTGCCGCCCGCCTGGCTCTCCCAGGTCACTGTATCGCCTACTTTAATCATCCGCTTCCTCCGTTAAATCTTAATTTTCTGTAAATTCTATAAGTGCATCAAAAATATCTTTCGATAGTTCGTAGTGCCTGCAACGTTTCGATTCATCTTTAATAATCAGATCGCCGGTAATCCCAAACAATACCGAAACGTCGTTCCGCTCCTGCTCGTTGGTACAACTTCCGTTTTTATTCCACACACAATTCGCACACTGTTTCTTCAGCTGAATTTTTTTGGCGGTGTGACTTAGCTTGCCTAACATGCAATCGCAGCCCTCGTCAACTGTACTTGACGGTATATACCGGCTGCGTCCGGTACAGTAATCCACTTCATCGTATCCATCACGGTATGTATATGTCCGGGTTTTCCCGCAGTATGGACATAATTTTGTAAGCGTCTTTCGCTGTGGTCTGGTGCTGTACATATCTTTATCCTCCTTAATCTACCTCCACGATCTCGTGGCAGGCCGGACACTCAATCTGCTGTTCATACTCATTCATGCCAGTCTGAACAGTTTTCAGATCATCTTCCTTGAACTCCAGCAACGCCCCGCATGTCTCGCATAATATCCGGCGCTTCTGGCCGTATCTAATCACTTTCACCATTGTTTATCCTTTCATACTTTAGTGCTATACTTCATTCATTTCTGACAAGATACTCTGATTTTTCTCTATCAATCTTACGGCTTTATGCTCGCCACTAATTGCATTTCGGATCCTTGCCTTACAGCTGGTAATTGCTTTTTTCAAACGGTCTATATCTTCCTTCGTTCCCTCATACTTCAGACACAGAAGGGTTCCCTGCATTGCCGGCAGTTCTCCCTGTGCATTCCTTCGTTTTGTATCATATTCTTTCTGCCGCTGCGTCTCTTTTGTTATCCGGTCTTCCAGCCAGGCTTTGATCTCCTCCGGCTCAGTATTGCGGGATTCTGACCGCTGATACAGGGCAAGCATTTTCCTGATCTGCCTGATACCCGCGTTTTCAAAAAACTCCTCCGCACATATCCTCATGCTCCCATTCGGGATACTAAATTCAATTGTCAATTCCGGTACCTCCTTATCCTTGCTTTCAGACTCTCCATTACCCAGCTCTGCACGTCGTCCTTTCGTTTCAGCGCTTCCATGACGTCCTCATCGCGTGTTCCGCTGCAGATCAGGTGGTGAATGATTACCTTTTCCTCCTGGCCTTGACGGTGGAGGCGCTTATTCGCCTGGGTATATAACTCATAGTTCCATGTCAGGCCGAACCATATGACGTGGTTGCCTCCCTGCTGGAGATTAAGACCGTAGGCACTGCTGGCTGGATGGGTAAGCAGGATATCAATCTTTCTGGCATTCCAGTCGTCCTCGTCCTGTGTTGTCTTAAGCTCCCTCACCCGGAGTCCGGTCTTTTCCAGGGCCTTCAGGATCCGCGTCCGGTCATGCTGAAAGTTGTAGAAGACCAGGGCCGGTTTCCCCTGCAGGGATTCGATCAGCTCCATGAAGGCCTCAACCTTGCAGCCGTGAACCTCATGGACGCTGTGGTCCTCGTCGTACACGGCGCCATTTGCCAGCTGCAGAAGCTTATTGCTCAGTGCTGCCGCGCTGGTCACGCTAATCTCCTCCTCGTCCTCCGGCAGGGCCAGAACCATCTCACGCTCCATCTCGTAATAGGCCTTACTGGCCTTACTGTCCAACTCCACTGGGATCTCGTGATACGTGATATCCGGCAGTTGCAGATAATCCTCTGCCTTCATGCTGATGCAGATATCGGAGATTCGTTCCAGGATACTACCCTCACTCCCAGGTTTCACTTCGTAGCTGTAGATCATGCCGTCGGCCCCGCGCTTGTCCGGCTGAAAATACCGTTCACGGAACTGGGTGTACCGTTTCCCGAGACGTTCCCCGCCGTCCAGTAAAAATACCTGGGCCCACAGATCATCAAGTCCGTTAGGGGAAGGCGTTCCGGTCAACTCCACCAGACGGTCTACGTATCCGCCCACGCTTGCCAGCGCCTTGAACCGCTTTGCACTGTGGCTCTTAAAGCTGCTGGACTCATCAACCACCACCATGTCAAACGGCCAGGAATTCCGGTAATAATCCACCAGCCATACCACGTTCTCTCGGTTAATGATATAAAGATCAGCCGGCGTGTTAAGTGCCCGGATCCGCTTCGTTTGGCTTCCCAGTACCGGAGATACCCGAAGCATTTTCGTATGGTCCCACTTCGCGGCCTCCTTCGTCCAGGTCCCCTCTGCCACTTTCTTCGGGGCGATGATTAAAACCCGGCGGACCTGAAAACGGTTGTACTTAAGTTCCTTGACGGCCGTCAGCGTGGTGACTGTTTTGCCTAATCCCATATCTAAAAATAAGCCCAGCTTTTTTGTTTTCAGAATCTGTTCGATGCAGTGCTGCTGATAAGCGTGTGGTTTAAATATCATGCGGCATCACCTCCCGATAAATAATCTTAATCGTCATCATTTTCACACAACTGACTCCATTCCCAGTACGCCTGTAGTGATAACCGGTGCTCACAATCTTCCAGAAAATCTTTTACCTCTTTCAGCCCTTTCAGAACTCTGACATCCTGTTTTAGATCCTGTAGGCGATTAATCTGCACCTTCTGCAACGCTGAAAGCTGTCCTTTCTCCGTTTTCAGTTCCACGAATACCGGGCGCATACCCGGCAGGATTACAATCCGGTCAGGCACCCCGTCGTTGCCGGGGCTCACCCACTTATAGGCTCTGCCGCCCAGCTTCTTAACTTCATTCACCAGTATCTTCTCAATGTCTTTTTCCAACAACACAACTTTCCTCCTCACGCGTGTATGTGATACCTGATATAGGCGCCACAGGCAGTACACGTATCTACCTAATTTACCTATTTTTACTACTCTATATATAATTGGTAGTCATAGTAGTCATTAATAAGAATAGCTAGTGTTTATGCGGGTTTTCGTGACTACTTTGTATGACAACTTTAGTGACTACTGACTACTTTGTATGACTACCTTGTAAGTTGTCGTGACTACCTTTATTTTTCCTAGTTAGTAGTCACCCGTTCAAAACCTTTTTGCTGCCCGTATGGTCCATATCTCCGTGTAGTTTTATTACGCTTCCAACCTCTCATATTCTGTAACACATTATTGATCTCCGTACTGTCCATTCGTTTTAGATACCGGGGATCCCCATTAAAGCACTCCACCCAGATCTCTACTGCACACACTTTTTCACGCGGAACCAGTAACGCTCCCTCTGGCAGCTGAAGTGTCCCCTGCCAGTACATTTTCCTCTTTAAAGGATCCATCTGGTCCCAGTTAGAAGGGATCAGCTTCTCCAGAAAATCCAGGATCATTCCCTCTTTTCCAGATGCTTCCCGGTGGCTCTCCTGCTGTTCGATCGCCAGGGCTTCGATATCTTTTGACAGGTACAGTGCTTCTCCCAGGACCCAGTACATATAGGCTTCCGCCCATATCTGGTCCACCTCCTCCGGCAGTTCCTGCCAGACTGATCGTTTTGCCGGATGAACTCCAACGTCAACGGGCCAGAACCGGCGGTTTCCGGTGTTGTCTTTCAGAAACTCGCTGTCATTGGACGTACCGAAGAAAACGCACCGTCTCGGGTACCGTTCCGTCCTGCGGCCGTATGCAGCCCTGTAGATATCTTCCCGCTTGCTTAAAAACTGCTTAACGGCTGAGGTCTCCTGCCTCGTCATGGCTGTCAGCTCCCCGACCTCATTGATCCATGTACCCTGTATCAGCTCTGCGGCCTCCTTGCCCTCAAATGACGTCAGGCTGTCGGAGAACCACGCTTTTCCCAGTATGTTGAGAAACGTACTCTTTCCGATTCCCTGCGGCCCTGTAAAGATCGGCATATAATCATACTTCACGCCGCCCTCGATGGCTCTCGCCACAGCCGCGCACAGGGATTTCCGCATCACGGCCCTGGTATAAGCAGTATCCTCCGCCCCCAGGTACACCGACAGCAGGGTATCCACCCGTTTCACGCCGTCCCATTTGAGGCTCTTTAAGTAATCCCTGACCTCGTTGATCTTGTTCTGTTCGCCTACGATCGTAAGGGCCCGGTCCAGCTTGTCCTGCTGGGCGATGTGGTAGAAATTTTCCATATACCAGAAGAACCCCGCATCATCCGGATCGCTCCACTGGCGCCTCCCTGTCTCCTTGCTCCACGGCAGTTCGCCCAGGATCAGTCCCCTGTTGGCAAACTCATCCGTCACAATTTTCCCTTTCAGCAGAGGGTCATTCTGCAACACGATAATCACATTATTTACGGTCTTTTTATAGTTCCCGTTGCCATCTACCTCCAGACTGCTGAGCCAAGTGTAATCTGCCTGTCCAACTCCCTCTGTAGGCTCCGCAAAGGCCGCTACAGCTGCCTCATGCTTCTCTTTGGCTATCAGATCAGCTACAGCCTTATCGTCCATTGCAAGCCTGCTCATGGCTACGAAAGACGGCAGCTTGTTGACTGGTGTCCCCTCCTTCGCCTCGTTGTCTCGGTCCCCGTACATGTGGAGCCGGACCAGGTCGAAAGCGTTGACTAACTGATTGCAGCATGGATCATGGGAGTGGTGAGAGTACAGGAACAGATCGCCGTCATAGATAATCGCCCCGCCCGTTGTCTCTCCTCCGGTATAGGTATACCGGCCAGACGAGGCCGTCTCCTCATACATTCCCGGGATAAACTGATCCATGGCCTGTGTGATGCTGTACGTCCGGCAAAATGCGCCGATCACGCCCCGTTTGGTCGTGGGATCCTCCTGTCTCGCCAGCCGGCGGCGCTCCACCGCCTCTGTTCCCGGCACCTGCGGCCACTGGCTGATATCTCTCCAGTCACCATACATGCCCAGCAGACCGTCCACGCTGCAGAAGAGATTATCGTACACCTCACACATATACTGGCTGTCAATGCAGCACGATGGCCAGTACATCAGCCTGTTGACTTCGAAGGTTGTCGGGTCACAGAACTCAATACCGATCAGTGACGCCAGTTTCCGCACCGCAGGCTCATATTCGTCTGCCGTGGTTGTCCGGTCGGTCGGAACGATCACCCGAAGCCTGGGAGCATATCCGGCATGTTTCCGGGTGCTGTAAACAGCAGCAGCACACCCGAGACCGCTCACGCGCCGCAGGACATCGTCCGCCTGCCCCGCAGGGATATTATCCAGATCCAGTGTTAAAAGATCCCGGCCTTCCGCACATTCCGGTTTCCGGCGGTCTCCTGTAAATGTTCCACCCACAAAACCGCCCACGTCTTTCAGTTCGTCCTGTCTGGCCTTCGGTAATGCAAGATACTGTTCCAGAGTCTCTGTCCCCCGGATGGGAGTTTTCAATTTTTCGGTAAATTCGGACCACATGATCTCACACCGTGGCCAGTATGTTGACTTCCGGCTCCCCGCCGTGCTGATCTGCAGCTTCCTGTTATTCTGCAAGTTCTCCCCTCCTAGTCCTTCATATAATACATGCTTTCAAATCCTGCGCCTTTCAGCACCAGCCCCGGCGCCCAGAGGATCGGCTCCGCCATCAGACCGCAGATCTCTTCCACCGTCGTCTCCATCGGCGCGTCGATGATCACCTCGTCATGCACATGGAAAACCACCTGCAGCCCCTTAGCAGCGATCCTTTCTAAAGTTACCGCCAGGCAGTCCCTGGCGATGGCCTGGACGATATTTTCGACCATTTTTCCGCCGTAGGTACTGGTGACTTCCCACTTTCGTGTCTGCTGACCTACCGTATAGTAGTGGACAGCCATCTTCTCGAAGCGGTTTTCTTTTAAAAATGGTTTTGGGTAAAAGAGTTTCCGGCCGCTCGGCAGCCGCACGGTAAGAAAAGACTGTCCATAGACCAGATCCCCCTCCAGCGCAAAGATCAGCCCGTTGATCCCCTGCGGCTGTGCTGTCTCCATGACGGCAAGGGCCGCGTTTTCTATTGCATACCATAAGCCCTTAATCCGGGGATTCGCCTGTCGCCACCGCTGTACGATATCCGGCAGTTCCTCCTCTGTCAGGCCCATCTGCAGGGCGCCCATGGCGATCAGCGCCGAAGTACCACCCTGATATCCCAGGGCCAGTGTTGCAACCTTGCCTTTCTGCCGCAGGCTGTATTCCGGATTCCCTTTTGCTATACGCTCCACCGGCACGCCGAACATCTGGGACGCCGTCGCTTCGTAGATCTTCCCATGGGTGGCAAATACCTCATTCACCCACTGCTCCCCGGCCAGCCATGCGATCACCCGCGCCTCGATAGCGCTGAAATCCGCTACCACGAACTTATGGCCGGAGGAAGGGATAAACGCGGTCCTGATCAGCTGGGAAAGCGTATCCGGTACGTTGCCGTAAAGGATCTTCACACCGTCATAATTCTTAGCCCTGACGAGGTTGCGTGCATAGTCCAGAGTCTTAAGATAGTTGCGCGGAAGGTTCTGCATCTGCACCAGGCGGCCGGCCCATCGGCCGGTCCTGTTCGCTCCGTAATACTGCGTAAGACCCCGTACCCGGTCCCCTTCCCCGCAGGCGGTGTTCATTGCCACATACTTCTTGATGGAGGTCTTCCCCAACTGCTGGCGGATCTCTAACATGCGCTGTACCTTTTCCGGGTTAATACCGTCCAGAAGCTCTGACACCGTCTCTTTTCTTAAGTTATCCGTTTCCGTCCCGTTGTCCTGCAGCCACTTAAGCAGCTGCGCCGTACTGTTCGGGTTGTCCAGGCCTGTCAGTTTTATGGCTTCATCAGTCAGCCGTTGTGCGCTGATCTGATCGATATACAGCGCCCCATCGATGAGCTCCGTATCCACCCGGACACCGTAAGCATTCATCAGGACGTCCATCTGCCACAATTGTTCTTCCTCTTCTGGCATCGGAAATAAGTCCAGCCGTTTTAATATCTCCCGTTCTGTCACCACGTCCTGACAGCAGTACTCTTTAAACAGATTCCACTTGTCCGTGTCATGCCACGGCTGATTCCAGGTCCGGCCGCCATTGGTTTTTGTTGGCTTACACGGAACACAGAAGTACCGGATCAGAGCCCTGCCTGTCGTCAGTTTCTGTTTATCCTGCGGGAGGCCGATTGCCTTGCCTGTGGCGTCCAATCCGGCAGTATATCCGCAGTACAGGCCGTGGGCCATGGTACAGCGCCACTGGTCGACCGGAGTCTCATAACCGGCACGATTAAGACAGTACCATTCGAATGCTGCATTATAGGCGTGTTTGATAACAGACGGATCAGTCAGGGCCTGCATCAGCCAGCAGGAGAGTTCTTCTCCGTTTTTAAGGTCAATGATCTTCACGGGATCATTATTCCACTGGTAAGCAAACAGGAGGATTTCAAAATCTGGAGACTGAGCGTACTTGTAGGCTCCGGCTTTCCCGATGTCAACGCTGCTCCTTGTCTCAATATCAATACTAAGGTGATGCATATAGGTTCCTCCCTGTCAGGTTGAGGGGCCTTGCGGCCCCTCTTAAAATTAATATGGAAGCCCGTTAATCGGGTTAATACGCTGTGCCGATGGCTGTGTGTACTGAGGCTGTGGTGCATAACCGGCGGCTCCCGGAGTTGCGGGCATGGCCGCCCCGTACTGCGGTGTAGCATAACCAGCAGATGTCTGGCCTGGCTGAACCCCGAAGGCCTGCGCTGCAGATGGGGCACTGCCTCCCAGCGCCTCTCCGTCTCTTGTTTTCATGACCGGTCCCAGGCCGCAGCCGATCCCCTTCTTGCCGCCGAAAGAGTATGGATAGAAGGATACATTTACGCGGCCATACATACCGCTGTAGACCTCCGACTGGTTGATAATGGGATTACCCATGTTATCCACGACTTCCGGACGGTAATCGATCTTAGCGCTGGCCGTAAATACCCAGTGGCCCTTACACTCCGGACCGAAGGCCATGCCATCAGACGGCCGCACTCCGTCTCCGTCATAGACCGGTACCGGCACAATCGGCGGGCACTGTCCATTCCACTTTTCACTGATCCCCTTCTGCTTCGCAGCCTCAATGGCGGCATTGATACGTCCCATGGTGTCTGCGTCCGTCTTTGGTACAAGAATCGTACAGCTGTATTTTTCCTCCTGTCCCTGCATGGCCGCATAGGGCTTAAACAGGTGTACATAGGATAATCTCACTTCTCCGGTTGTTACATTAGTTAAGTCATTCATAATAAAATTCCTTTCTATTCTCTGTATTTGTTTTTCTTCCTCATAGAATCTATCAAACTCGTAATCATCAAAGTAACTCATACCTGGTCCTCTTTAAATGCTTCGGCCGCGGTTACTTTGTTCGTGATTGCCGGTCTCTTATCCGATGCTTCTACCAGGGCCGGCTTCCCTGGCTTCCATACAACATACTCGCCCACAGCGTCGGCAAAATCCTTCTTCCCGACCACTTTTTCTACTTGTGCAAGGGTCAGGGGTTTTCTTTCCCACAAAACCGCATCTTCGGCGATTCCGCCCTTTGTCAGGGTATCAAACGCTTTGTCCATGTCTGTCCAGTCACGGGATCCGCGGCCTTCCACAGCTTTCCAGCCAGGGACCTCTTTTCCGGCCAGGCACTCCTTTAGGGCACACGCCTGCAGGTCGCTGAGCCATTTCGCAACGTCGGCACCAATCCTTAAGTACTCTCCCATCTGCTCATTAGAGATCAAAGGCGGGAGCTTCCCTAAATCCGGCGAGGAAGCAAGCTGTTTGTCGTGGCTTGCTCTCGCCTGGCACCTTTCTTTTGCCCGGCAGTACTTACATGTTTCCGGACTCGGATAGAAATCGCCCTCTCCTTTAATTGCAAGTTCCGCACGGCCTTTCACGTACCGTCCCCATGGAAGCAGTTCCTCCAGTGGGCATTCCCACTCGGAAATACCGTCTGTGAGCCGTGGCTGCACGATGGACATCCGGATCACTTCAATTGGATACAGGATCTTGTACATCTCGTAAGCTCCCAGTGCGTATAATGCAAGCTGCGGATTCCCCTCTGCCTCCACGCGACCATTGGGACTTTTCCCGTATTTAAAGTCAATGACATGCAGCACGTTGCCGCAGATCAGGATACAGTCCGCAGTCCCAAACCCATCGGGGACATAGGCAGAGAAGTCAACCCTCTTCTCTATTGCCACATAGGGCTGGCTCTTCATTGCCAGCGCAACACCTTTTATGTAATCAAGGTATTCGTCTGTGTAACCCATCATCTCATCCTGCCACGACGCGTCCTTCTTAAGCTTATTAATGGCCGGTGTCAGTTTGCGTTTTCCAAACTCTACGCTGTAAAAATAGTTCCGTACTTTCAGCTCCGCCAGTTCATGAGCCAGCGTGCCCTCAGCAGCCGCATCTGACGTTGTATCCGGAAATGGCTCCTCCAACCGGGCGCTCGGTGTACAATACAGCCACCGGTGCGCCCCGGATGCACTTAATAATGCATGATCTCTCTCAGCATGTCCCATCAGATCGGAGCCCCCAATCCTCTAAGGGCTGTAGCAAATGCCCCATACTGTTCCTGCGGCAGCTGTGTTAATGCCTCCGTGCCGAACTGCGCCAGAAGGTTAATCAGATCGCCCTGCCTGCCGGAGTCCATAAGAGTCATGGCCGCCCTTGCCAGATCGTCAGCCGTATAGGAGGGAGCCGCCGTCTGTACCGGTGCCTGCTGTACTGGAGGCGGCGTTACCGGGGCCATCTGCTGTGTTTGTACGGGCTGAGGTGTTACCGGGGCCATCTGCTGTGTTTGTACGGGCTGAGGTGTTGCCGGAGCTACCTGCTGTACCGGTTGTGTCATTGCTGGAGCAGCCTGCTGTACTGGCGGCTTGTCCTTAGTTTCGACCGTCAAAACTAAATTCCTTGCAAACCCCATCATGTCCTCAAAATCTTTAAATTCAACTGTAATCATAGATTAAATCCTCCTAATTCATTTTTTAATATGATCAGCTCGTCCTTTGTGAGCGTGATTCCTTTTGACATCTGTGACCGATCCTCGTTCCAGCCACGGAGATCGTATTTCGGTTCATGATCTCCCCATTTCACCAGATTTAGTTCCTTGTGATACTTTCCATCTCCCGGAAACTCGATCAGGGTTTCCAGAATCTCGCATTTCAGTTCTTTTGCCATCTTGCACTCCGTTTCTCCCTCTGTTATAATGAGGGTGTAAAATTGTTAGTAGTTACTTTGATTCCCGGACGGCTCCACCCGTCTGGGTTTCTTTTTTTACAACACACATGCCCGTAATAGTAGATATCCTATGTAAGCACAGGCTCCAGCTCCGGCCAGATCAAAGATCCCAACCAGTAGCCATTCCACCCAGTCTACAATAGGCGGCCGGCTGTCGTCCTCGAAGTCGTCGAGGTTGTCAATGTACTTCTGCATGTCCATCACCTCCCTGCTTGTCCATCAGTACCGCTATTAAGCGGTTTCATCTTTCTGTACCTCGTCTTTCTTTTTAATAGACTTTACAGTCACTGTTGCTTCTCCTCGAGCGGTCAAAATTCTTGCAAGGGCTTCAAATGCCTTTTCCACGTTAAGGCTATTTACTGCGATTACAGTATCTTTCATATCACCACCCCTCTCTGATAGATTGTATGTGTGACTGGTTGTACTACTTGCGTTGTCCTTCTTTTTCCATTGACACTCATATTCGATAGTGGTATATTTGTTTTATCGAACATAAGTTTGTTTCATATTAACTTTCTCGCTTAAACAAGTAATCTAAATCGTACTTTGGAAACAGAACATTTCTAATTGACACTGCGTCCTCATAGTAAAAGCCTTTCTTTGTTTCGCCATTTACTGTATCGCTTACAGTTTGATACCTACAACCAAGTAAACTCCCGATCTGAGTAAATGTTACATTCTCGTCCTTCATAGCAGACAAAAAGTTTCTATACATGCTGTCACCTCCTTAAAAATACTGAATTTCGAATTTCATAAGCAAATTATATTCTTTATTCAGTATTTTGTCAACGTGAAATATTCCTTTTTCCGAATTTATTCGCTAAATCGAATATTTTTCATTTACAAAATACGTTTCATAGTATATAATAAGAGTACTTAGAAAACGAGGTAGCAGATATGGAAAAAGCGAAAATTTTAGAGAGATTAATAAAAGAACAAGGCTATAGTCTAAAATCATTTGCACTAAAATGTGATATTCCTTATACCACGTTGTACGGAATAATGAAGAATGGTGTCGGAAAAGCAACTGTCGATAATGTTATGGCTATATGCCACGGGCTCGGAATAACTATGGATGAGTTAGAGGAAATGGCCAATGGTCAGAAAACTGCCCTGATGGAACCCACTTACGCCGATGTTGAAAAGCTTGTTGCCAGAAATGGAAAGAAAATGTCTGTTGAGCAGAAAATGCGCCTGATACAGCTTTTGTCCGAAATTGAATTTGAGGACTGATTTTATTGAGAAATTATTTATGCTGCACCGATTTTAACAGAACTGGACTTATCAAATTACTTAACTCCGTATTAACTGTTTATAAGGAATGTAATATAACTAATTTTCCTATTGACTGTATTTCGATCTTGCAGCACTATGGATTTAGAGTTTTAACTTATTCGGAATTGAAAAAGATTAATTTTGAATTATATGAGATTTGTCAAAACTGTACAGATGATGCTTTCACTTATAAAAAAATTGTTGCCTATAATGAAAACAATACGCCTGAGCGCATTCGCTTCTCATTAATGCACGAACTGGGGCACTTTATTATGGATCTTCCTTCAACGGATAAATCATTCGAAGATCTTGTCGACTATTTTGCCAGTAACATTCTTGTTCCTCGTGCAACTATATGGCATATGCGATCAGATAGTATCAGAGGTATCTGTCATACATATGGAGTATCCTGCATGGCCGCGAATCGAATATACGAAGATTATAAAATGTGCCGCTTAAGTGAGTGCAAAGAAATAAATCAGGATATACATAACTGGTTTTTTCCTGTTGTTATACCGGAAATGACGGTGCCGAAACCCAAGCCTATCCTTGAACAGAAAGAGCCTAAAGAAAAACACACCACATGGGCAGAGTATCACGATATGCTTGAGAAATATTTTCCTGAGCGGTTACAAAATTATGTATTAAGATAAGAAGTATGTACTTTCAGATTAAAATAGCTTTTGGCTTTTTAATAATAACAAAAAAGAATGGGAGATTTCAGGTATGGAAAACACTAAATTTTGCAAACATTGTGGAGAAATCATTGATGCTGATTGTGTCGTATGTCCCAAATGCGGAAAGCAAGTAGAGCAGTTAAATAGCGGAAAAGATAACCCTATTATTATAAATAACTCCTCTTCTTCCAGTTCTAGCGCAAGCGCAGCCGCATCTGTATCTGGTGGCGGGAAAAGAGCGCTGCCATGGTATCTAAAGTGGTTTTGGATTTTTATCTTAGGTTGCTTTACAGGTGGAATTTATTGGATTGTAGGCTTTATTTTAAGGGTTAATTGGAAATCTAAAAACTAATAAAGTAAAAAAGCCCCAGGAGCTGCGAACTCCCAGAGCTTTTCACATAGATTCTCTTGCCGGATCATTCCGGAAAGATATATCATTCTCGCAAATTGATTATATCATTTCCAGACTATCCTGACAAGAGGTGTATTTTTTATACCCCAAATTAATACACTTAACCAAGGAGATGATATTATGACAAAGCCCCAGACCACCCTTTTACGTGTAGCGCTCTACATCCGTGTGTCCTCAGATGAGCAGGCTGAACGCGGTGATTCTATTCGTGATCAAAAGGAACGCGGAACTAAATATATTGATGATCACCAGAATATGATCCTTCAAGATACCTATATCGACGACGGCGTCTCCGGCCAGAAGCTGGATCGTGATGATTTTACCCGCCTGATCGGGAATGTCAAAGCAGGTCTGGTCGATCTTATCATATTTACGAAATTAGACCGATGGTTCAGGAGCCTGCGCCATTATCTTAACACTCAGGTTATATTAGATAAATACGACGTAGCCTGGACAGCTATTGATCAGCCTTATTTTGATACCTCTACCCCTTACGGACGTGCTTTCGTAGCCCAATCCATGACCTGGGCGGAACTTGAAGCTCAGAATGGCGGCCTTCGTGTTACTGATGTCTTCCGCAGCAAAGTAGAACATGGCGAGGTTATAACTGGCAAAGTGCCGCGTGGCTACATGATTCAAAATAAGCATTTAGTTTTTTCCGACGAGGCACCCGCGATGTTGGATAGTATTCAGTACTTCCATCGGGAACAGGGACTTGCCAAAACCGTAAACTACATGCGGGAAACCCACGGAATAAATATGAGTATCCAGAACCTTAAAAACAGTATCCTGCGAAACGAGAAATACACCGGCCGTTATCGCGGCAACGAAAATTACTGTCCGCGCCTGATTTCTGACGAGATGTATCAGGATATTCAACGTGTCCTTGACACCAACAGCACTATCAGATCCAGTCAGAAGTACCCTTACATATTTTCTGGGATTTTGGTCTGCGATTCATGCGGACATAAAATGTGCGGCTGTCACATCAAAGTGACAAGCCATAGAACCAGCGGAAAGGTTTACCGGTATAAATATCCGGCCTATGAATGCCTGCAATACCGGACATACAAGAAATGCAGTAACGGAGGCGAAATTCGCGAAGTGCGGATTGAAGAATACTTATTGGAACACGTCCGTGAAGAGTTAAGCGGATACCTGGTAGATTTCGAGACAGGGGAGACAAAGAGAATTGATAACCGTGCCAAAAAGAACAAACTTCGCAGAAAGTTAGACCGACTAAAAGACTTATATCTAAATGAAGTAATTAGTTTAGATGAATACAAAAAGGACCGCATAGAATATGAGGAGCAACTTGCGGCGCTTCCAGACATAGAACAGCCCATCAAGAATTTAGAACCCCTTAAACAGGTCTTGGACTGCAATTTTGAGGTTATTTACAACAAACTGAGTAATGAAGAAAAAAGGGCTTTCTGGCGGTCAATTATCAAAGAAATCCGTATATCAAGGAGTGTTGAGCGGAACAGGAAATATCAGATTATTTTTTTGTAGTTGTTTTACCGTTAACTTAATCAACCGGTCGGTTAATATCAATTACCGGTAAATATAATTATAAAAGAAAGAAGGGGGAAAAATGGACAGAACAGACGAATTGTTTTTTGAGATAATTGAAACATATCAGCGACACGCCCAGGCTGCCAGAAACGCAAAGTATCAGGAGACTCGCGAGATGGCCGAGATACTCCTCAACATGGATATTTCTGCCATGTGGTTCTTAACACAGCGCACACCAGACACCAGAAGCCGACTGGTATAACGTTGTACGATGCACATATAAAAGTCGTCCAGGTATGGGGATTGGGATATACCTAGACGACCTAAGAGAAGGGTTGACAAAAAAATTATATCACTATATACAAATAAATCAACACCATTTTATACTTTATTGTAATTTTACACAAAATGCGGCCTGCCAATACAGCTAAGCCGCAAATTAGAAAAGCAAAATCGAGCGTATTATATCACATACATATAGTTTTGTAAAGGACTTTTTAGGTTGCGTCAATGATCATTAACACATTTCTATATTCAACATATAATGATAGTGCAGGTGGAGATATGATGAACGGTGGGCGGCTGTGTGAACTGTCATTTTGTGATTTTTATCCTTTGTAAAATTCACCGCATTAAGCCGATTGGATGTGTATAACAATCTGATATAGCCCCGGATTTCACCGGGGCTTTTTACAGAACCATATCTAATCTTGCTATTATATAGTTTCAGGCGGCCCACACGGACCGCCATTTTCTTATTCTACCCACTGCACCTCGAGATTGCCCTGGCTGAGATTATTCGTCACCATCAGCGCCCCGTACGTTGCCATATCCGCTTTGGACGGATTAAGCATGTACGCAAGGCCATCAATGACCGCATACCCCGTGACCATATTCCCGGCATCGTCCACATAAAACCACTTATTCTTATACTTCACCCAGCGCGCTTTCTGCAACTCGCCATTGATCGTAAAATGCCAGTTCCCGGCGCCGTCCTCGAAGCTCTTTACCTCGTCCACCTGGCCGCGGATCCGCAGGCAGAAGTCCGTCCATAACTCCGGGCTGTCCATCATCTTGCGCGGGCACCATTTACGTTTGGCATCATAGTGCCGGATCACCCGATCAGCAGGGATCCCCGTCTCCTGAATCAGATGCTGTACCAGATCTACGCAGTTAAGCCGCGCCTTGTCGTAGCTACTGTCTGGATTAACGCAGATCTCGATGTTGATCGTGTTTTTGTTATTGACTCCAGCCACCAGCGGCGTTCCGTACTGCTTGCCTACAGCCCATGCTCCGTCCGTGTGGTTGAGCGCCTGATAGATCGCTGCATCATCAACGTAATAATGGACCGATGTAGCCAAATTGCCATTATTATGCGCCCTGGCGTGGGAAGCTGCTCCGGCCCCTTTGTTGAAATTATCAGTCTCATGGATTACGATGTACTTTGGGTGATTCTGGCTTGCATAGCAATTAATCTGTTTGATTTGTTTTGTAATAGGTAACATAACTGTCCTCCTTCAAAAAAAAAAGAAAAGGGCCCGGAATCCCCAGGCCCCAAAAAGTTGTGATATTACAACCATTGCGATATCGCAACAGCTTATTTCGTCAGCTGCTTGTACGCCTGGTTGATACCGGTAGCTGCAAGCCCCGATACAGTTCCAACCGCCGCCGCGTTGATGATGTCCGCCGCCGGGAAGTCGGGCATCGTGTACATGCCTGCAACGCCCAGGATTGCCCCAATAACGCCGCAAATCACCGGCAGCCACTTATTGTCCACCGCCGTCGCTTTAACCGCCATAGCGGCCAAATAACACAGCGCTGTGATACCTGCTACACTTGCAATTCCTAAATCCATAATTAATCCTCTCTTTCCGCTCACTCATGAGCCTGTTGATTGATATGCTTTTCTATCTTGTTAATGGCTTCTGTCACTGGACCATTGCAGCCCTGTTCCTTCATTCCCTTCAAACAGGCCAGAACCCCATAAACAAGAAGGCACTGTTCGTCTTTGATATTTTTAATTTCCCGATCCTGCTGTCCTTGTCTAAGATACCATCTGTAAACAGCGAAGAGTGCTGAAAATATAACAACCAGCGCGGTGATCACGCTGGCTGCCGTAATGATTGTGTTTGTAGTTATGTACATACAGTTCTCCTGTCAGTTATTCATGCTCGCAGTCCTTGTGCCCCGGACCTCCCGGTACATGCCCTGGCTTAAACTGTCTGTGATCCGGGCTGTAATCTCCCTCGAAAGGCGTGTCTGCAATCACTGGTTGCCGGCCGGGATCCTCTTTTCCTGTTGCTGGTCCATAGGGTACGGGTGTCTTGTAGTTCATGTCTGGCTTGTTCTTATTCATGGTGTGTCCTCCTTATTCTGTTGGTGTTTCAGGGTCTACGGGTTCTGGTGTCGGCTCCACTACCGGCGGTGCGTACACCGTCTCAGCCAGCAGAGCAAGTTCAGTCATCTGCTCCGCAGAGAGCATGTTGAAGGCGAAATATACGCCCAGCTTGTCCGTGGCCTCCTCTTTGGTTGCATAATACTTTTTGCTGATAAGACTGCTCATCAACGTGTAAATCACTGTGTTACTCATAATCTCATACCTCCTGTAAAAGTTTAGTTGTCTGGTTATCTACAATAGCCGCCTGCGTCGCTGTCGGCAGGGCTGCTACTATTGTCGCTATCTGGTTGTCGGTGTACTCTTTGGCCGCCTCATAGCACTGCTCCAGCGCCTTGTGGGTGTCCTTGACGTAGTCCAGAGTCACCGTAGGGGCCGGGCCGCCCGCGGTGATCGTCAAGTGTGTTGTGCCTGCGTAGGTCGTCAGGGCGTTGAGGGCCTGCTGGGTGGCGGAGGGGAAAGGCTCCCAGGTAGGGGTGGCAAGGGGATAGAGGGTGATTGCATCGGCTATAAATTCCCTAAATGCTTCGATCGTTTCGAAATCAGGGTTAAGCGTGCGAATAAAAATTTTTCCCACTTCATCTGTCGCCACATAATCGCCAATAGCGTTAAAGCTAGCACCCTTTGGACGTCTTGTATATTTAGAGCATATAACCATGCAATTTAATTTTTCGATCATATCTGTTGCATCATATACAAACCTATGTCCGGCGCTTCCTGATGCTACATTTAGCTTCCTCCATTGCCCGTTATCCACCACACCAATATACCGCTCAATCCCCCATTCCCCATCTTTGCACGCGATCCTGTCCCGGCACTCTCCGGTCCCATGTAATGGTTCTGTCAAAGTGACGGGGGCAGTTTGGCGGTCTTTGTACGGCTCCCATGGGAGCGGGGTGTCTCCGGCGTTAATCATGATATCCTTATATATTACATAATCATTTACGACGGCCGCGTCACCGATATCGGCATACAACAACAATGCCAATTTTGTAGCCATATCATTTTGAGGATCCTCTATTGTAATTGTAGTGGGAGATTTATTTACATACACCACATAGGATAATACGGATCCATTAATGTCTATCCAATACAATCGGATACCGGGTGTCAAACCGCTTTTACTCGGTATGATACTGCCGTACGATATTGTTAATGTCTTGCCAACAATATTACTTTTATCGTCCACAATAAATCCTGCATATTTTCCGCCATTAGCTCTTGTGTAAGTAATCTTAATGGCTCTTTTGTCCGTGATATCAGCTTCTGCACCTGTCCCCCGTAACGTCACAAGAGATTTGTAAAACATCTGCGCCCCTGTCACCACCAGCTCCAACGTCTGCGGATACTCCACCGACGGGCTCGGCTTGCCTCCGGTGTACGGCTCCCATGGTAAGGCTATGTCGCCTGTGTTGAGCATAGGTTTAAGTGCAACTACTTCCGATGGTATCACCGTTCCCTCCGCACCATCTTTGGCAATAAATCTAATTCTGATATATGCAGTCCCCTCTGTGACAGTAAATTTTCCGTTAGTTGGTTTAATTGACAAACTACTTTGTATTACTTTCTCTTGATTGAAATACATAACGTAATTTAAATATGACTTTAGTCCATCACCGCTTAGCACATAATCTCCGGGCTTAACTGGTATATAATCACTACGCACAAAATTAGAAGCATTATTCGTTGCTCCTGTATCCGCATTAATTCCGCCCTGTACAATCGTGTCAGCATTTAACATCTGCTTCCCCGTGCTCACCGTCCCCACGCTGATAATGTCCTGCGGGTAGTCCGGGCTGGGAGAGGGAGCGGCTCCGGTGTAGGGTTCCCAGGGGAGGGCGGTGTCTCCGGCGTTAAGCATGGGATAACAAACACTATCGGCGGTTACTCCTGATAATACTTTTATTTCTGCACGCGCCCATACATCATGGTCAATTGTAACGGTCGCGCTAGTAACATGGCCTACCTTTGCCAGCTCACCAACAAATTGACCACCCTGTGCACTTATTTCAACAAGCTGAAAATACATTTTACCAACGACCAAACCGGATAATCCCGACAGTGTATACTGCCCCGCCTGAAGCAGGATTTCCGCAACCGTAAATGTAATAGCGGCTGTTGCGGTTCCCGTTATGGAAATTCCACCGTCCGTCTGTGTTTTCACAGTGATACCGTTTTTAGTATCGTTGAATTGAGGCTGCGGTAACAACTGCGCTCCCGTCGTCACCACCTGCTCACTCTTACCTGCCACATCAAGCCCCAGCACCGGCGCCGTCCACGCGTCCTCTACGGTTACGCCGCCCTCACCTGTCGCGGTCTCTGTCAGGGCGTTGGCGTACTTGCTGTCAGACTCCCGTTTTGAGTAACCGGCAAAGGCGGCCTTCTGCGCCTCGACGTAATCCGTGACCTCCTGCTGAGTCTGCGCCGCAGCTATCTCCGATGTCTTAGCGTTGGTCTCGCTAACTTTGGCTGCCGCCGCCGCATCGACCGCTACCTGTATGCTGTCCGCTGCATCATTTGCACGCTGGGCCGCATCTCTGGCAGAGTTGCCCTGCTCCGTAGCGTACTGGGCGGCAATGTCTGCGGCTTCCGTGGAGGTTTTGACTTCTCTGAGCGCGTCCTTAAGAACCTGGAAATCGTCTGAGGAGGCCAATCGGTCTAAGTCTGTGACGGCATCTCGTACTACTACGGGAAAAGTCTGGGATCTAATGTCTCCATCATTGCCAAGAAAATACAGTTCCCCCAAATGGGTTCCCGCTACGGCAGCCATCTGGTCTGTTATTGGGGCAAGAACTGTACTTTCAGTTTCCCGCGTACACGTGGCATTGGCTAAAGTCCCGTCGGTCTTCCGGACGCTGATGTGTATCTGACATCCAAACGGGATAATCCATGGACTCTTGAATGCTACCAGAGATATACGCGCCCATCGGCTGTTCGTGTCGTACTGCTTGATCTCCAACGGATCCTTTTTCGTATCGGCCGCCATGTCAAGCGTATAGTTTTGGATTGTACCGTCCATCTTATCCCTCCTCTGTCACTGCCCGTAAGACCTCGTATTTCTCGGCATCGGTCAGGTTGCGGTATCCCTTCAGGATCTCTTCCACATCTTCCCCCTGCCCGCGCCTGATCTTAAGCGCATAGATAATTATATTTTTCGCCGCTGTACTAAGCATAGTACACACCTCCAATCACATCAGCCAGGATAAGGGACATGTCGTCGATCATGGCCTTGATTGTCTTGACCTCCTCGTGCAGATCGATACCATTGCTGTCGTACTGATAGACCGGCTGTGGACTGGCAGGATTGCTGACGTCCATGCTGGTAACTGCCGCGCCGTCTGGGATCGTGACGACCAGACCGAGGACTCCGGCGGGGACTGTATCCTGACCGTGGATTACCGACCAGATTGTGCCGGTGGCGTCGTAGATGATTAATGATTTCATAAGTTTTCTTCCTTTCTTGTCAGTTATGACGCCCAAATGCGATATACAGCGCCACGCCAACTCGCAAATTCAAAGCCGAAGAACGAGTTGATAGCCAATGTATTAAGGGCGATCGATACGGTTTGTGTTACATTTAATGTATTGTCCAGTACGACTTTGGCATATACGACTTTATTGTTGAGGTCTCTAATCGAAATATAAGAGTTGGCCTGTTTAGCTGTTTTGTGTATTTCAAAATTAACTCTTGTGTACCTGGTGAAGTCAAACGGCGCTTGCATTCCACCATAGTTAGTAACGAATGTAAGTTGTCCGCTATCAAAGTTCGGGAGATCGTACCCCTCGTATTTCGAGAATCCGACTATGTTATTACCTCTTACATACAAATCCGTCGGCATTGGTACATACCCCTCAAAAGTTCCGTCAACGTAGTTACTGCCTATCCAATACCGGTACCCCTTCTTAATCACATTCGCCGGCGGAAGTGATGCAGCTGCTATTTCCACGTTGCCTGTCATGCGTTTCCACGCCGACTGCACTGTCTGAGCATAGGTTTGCGGTGTAATCGTCACTCCCGCCATGGACTGGATCTTGCCCTGCTTTCCCAGCACGTTAATACTGTCCAGCATACAATCCGGGTTAAGTCCGATTGTGGCAGCCACCTCGTCGCGGCTCATATAGACCCACGACTTTCCAGATCCGTCTTGAATCCAGTAACCGGCGCCCATGTAATAATACAGGCCACTGTCGTTTAATCCGCATGATATACCTTTTGTTCCGGATATGTACTCCGGCATAGTCCCGGCTTTTTCTATTCCCTCATCGTTCGTAAAGGTTTTTCCCTTCCGGACATCCGCCGGCTGTGCATTCCCGGATCCCAATACAATGCGTCCGATATTTGCTGCCATCTCCTTAAATGTCGCTGTCGCCGCTGTTGCTACTCTCTTCGCAGTGATGGCTGCGGCAACAAGGGCTTTTCCATCACTGACAGATTTTTTTATCTCATTTACTTCCTCGCCAATCGTATTGAGTTCCTTCGCCCCGAAACTGTCTCCTCGCTGGGTATAATCCGTTGCGTCCTCCGGTGTAACCGTGCCGTCTCCGTTGTCTACCATGCGGAGCTTCCGGCGGGTGAAGATATCATCTTTCCAGTCTGTCTTCATAGTCCTCTTAAACCTCCTAATCTAAATGATAACCGCCGCTTGCCCTCTGCCTGGCCCTGTAAGTTATCGTGGATCAGCAGCGTGGCTGATTCCAGGCGGTTGAGCTCCTGCCAGTCGATAGTGGGGACGTTGCCGTAATAGGTCCGCTTCTGCCCCGTCCGGAACTGATACGTATGATTCCGGATTGTCTCCAGATTCTCCTCCAAGCGGTTGATCTCGGACGGATAAGGCCAGAGACTATAATTGTCTTTGTCCGGATCCACTGTGATGTCAAACTCCCGATACAACTGCGCCGCCAGATCCCGCAGATACGCCAAGTTGTTTTTGATCCGGTTGTAATCCACATAGTTAATCCTGTCCGTCTTAACCCAATTAGTTTTAGGTGTTACCCACGCCATTAACAGCCCTCCTTGCTTTCACGGTACCGGATACGGCTCCGCCGTCGTAATTGATCGTATGCTCCCCGATGTTGATTTGGAGCTTATCCACATATTGGTTCTGGAGGAATACGATATCCCCAGGATCCAGCCGGAAATCCCCACGGTAGCTGATCTCATAGTTGATATTGTTGTTCAGGTAATTTCCAGTCCACTCCGCTACCAGCTGCGCATGAGCCGCATCGTTGATTAGAGGATTAGTCCAGGTCTTACTCTGTCCAGACGGGTTAAGTCTCAGCACATAGTCAGACGGTGTCTGGAGGTATTCGCAGCCGGTGATTATCAACTCCACAGAGCCGGTAACACTGCTTAGATCCACGATCACCTTATAGGCCGTAGACTCCACAATAGATCCAATATTAACTGCATACCCGTGGCTTGCATTAAGCATCGTAGCCACATAACGGCCGCCGCCCTGCACCACGTCCTTAAACAGCTCCTTACGATCAGTGCCCTCATAGTAGTTGGTCATCTGCACCCGGAGATCCTTATACCTATCGACCTGGATACCTGTAGGCGGTTTCCGCATGTTGTGATAGTTAAGTTCATAATCGCTCACGTCCCCAAACTTAACATAGTTGACGATTACATCGTTGTTGGAGTGCGCCTGCGTAAATTCAAAAACTATGGTATCGAACTCCGGAAACTCATGTTCCACTACCATCTCGTTGCCGGTTATCCCCTGCGTATAGCTTTCCTGCAATGCACCGGCCTTATAGGTGTGTATCACCATCTCGACCGGGTGATTGCCGCCAAACTCCATAGACAGGCCGTAGTACTTCATGGCCGCTTCCAGTCGGATTGACAGCTTTGGAGGATCTGTAAATCGCCCATCATCTCCGGCCACCTGCTTGCTTATAAAACCGGTATTTAAGTAGTTGCCTCCGTCCTCTGGAAGAAAGTACATACTGCCATCTGCCACCCAGTAATCCTGTGTATACCTGGCATAATCGTACTTAACGCTCGGCAGCACAACCTCTTTAAGGTGCGAGTACTCCATGGCATCGTCCGACGTCACCGTCATGCGCTCCGGAGAGATCACCGTGGCGAATGCTGCCTTAATCCGGATCATACCCTGTCGGTCCTGGTATAAGATGCAGCGGCCTGCGTTGGCTATGATCTGTAACGCTTCTGCATGGGTGACTGCGGGCATCGGGTTGACAACCAGCACCTGCCGCAGATAATCGTCCAGTACGTAATTCCGAGGATCCACGTCTGCATCTGCCAGCACATCGACGGCCAGATCATACAACGTTGTGGTGCCATGCCTCCCCCGGTAATACGTCCCGTTGAGGTTTGCGACTGCATCACGCGCCCCGAAGCTCATGCGGTCGTCGTCGGCCTTCCACGTGTCCAGGTATAGCTTCGCTCCGTCCAGCCACTCGATGGAGCCGTCCGCCAGTGTCACGCCGTACTTGATCTCGACCTCCTGGCCGATCTCCAGATAATATAGGGCGCTGTCGCGGTTCTCGGTGTCAAACTTCCGGCCCTTGTTTTCCACGGTCAGGGATAGGTCTATGGTCGGCAGCTCCTCCGAAATCTGCGACAGATACTCCTTTTTACTGCTCGAGGTAATCTGTCTGCTCTTAAAGTAGATACCAACACCCATGGATATTTTAAAAATCCGGAGCCGCCCCTGGCCGTTGACCATGGCGTGAGGGACGATCCGGATGTACGTAGCGTCCTCGAAAATCTCCTCGGTTATGTATACCCGGCTGCTGTTTCCGATGACATTCAGCGTCTTATTGTCTGACACAACGTCAAAGTCAACCGGGAAGTAATCCGAAAAATCTATAGTCAGCCCCCGGATATCATAGGGGCCGCCGTGGTAATCGATCTGGATTGCCCCCAGCAGCTCCCGGCTGACCGCCCCCTGGTTGAAATAGGGGCTGCCGTCCTCTGGCAGGAATAACATGGAGCCATCGGCCCGCCAGAAGTCTTGTTCGTAAGTCGCGTACATGTACTCTGGGTCGTAGTTGTCCAACAGCTTCCGGGTGTTCGAGAACTCCGTACACTGGCCCGGATCCACGGAAGAGTTATTCTGTGCTGCCTGGTTGATAACACCGATGGTGACGTCCATGTACATCTGATCTCTGGTCTGCTTTGTCTGTGTCTCTTTATAGGCTCTGCTTACCGCCTGCATCAGTCAATCACCCCGCAATCCACCAGATTGACCTTGCACACCTTATACCGGGTGGGCCGGCCGTCACTGTCATATTCACACGGCGTACCGGTCCGGTTGCCCGGGTACATCTGGATTGTAATCCAGCCATCGTGTACCATGTCGGGGATCCGGGCCGTCACTACGAACTCCGAAAACGCCTGTAACATCTCCGCCCACGTAGCTGCGTCCAGATAGGACCATTGCAGGTTATCCACCTTGTACTGATCCCTACCGACGCGGTCCCCGATAAACTCGCCGAGGGCATTTTTACCATCGCTCACGTTCGTGGCGACAATTAAGTCGGCCATGTTGTCGGGAGGCGGAAACTCCCGACCGTTGATTGTAATAAAAGCCACGTCTCCACCTCCTTATCCAAACGAAAAGCCTGACCGTTTTTCGAGATCCTTAAGCTTCTGTCGGATCTCACGGATATCTATGTTGACCACCAGATCAAAGTTCTCGATCAGCTCGATAATCTTCTTAAGTAGATCGATCATAATGATTAAGTACTGCTCGCTCATGCCGTCCGGTCTGGCTGCCATTGCAACGGCATTATCGACCATATCTCGTATTCTCCCGGTGTCTTCATAGCCAGGACTCGATGATCCCACCATAGCCAGACGCGGCGTTGCATTGCTTGTCATACTCCTTATGCTATTAACCAATGGTGTAAGGGCTGCTCTCATGCCACCCTGTACTGCCTGAGAGATTCCCTGAGTGATCTGCGTGTTATTGGCAACCGCCGCTTTACCGCCCCACTTACCAATCATCTCAGGGGTGCCGTTTTCATTGGCCACAAACATCTGGCCTGATTTCGGGAAGCCTCCGGTTGCATGGCCCTTTACACCTGGGCCACTGTCAACATAGTCGGAAGTGCCTCCCGGCCCGGAACTATCACTGTCACTTTCTTCAGCTTCTTCTTTACCTCGCTTGAACAGATTCTTTGCACCATCTACAATACCGTCCCAGACACTTCCTACAAAATCTGCAATGCCGCCCAGCCAGTTTTTCACGTCTTCCCAGATATTACTCATACCTTCCCACAGTTTGTTCATGATGTTCTTTCCGACTTGCAGCATTTCGTCAAGATTGAAAATATCTTTGATCTTCTGCCAGATTCCATCGAACCACTCTTTGATGTGGTGGTAGTATATAAATAGTACAAAGTAAAGATGACTTCTTCCAATAGATGATATAAAATTAATATATGGAGGAAGAACATTATGGCAAAAGGTACACAATATTCAAAACAATTCAAAGAGGATGCTGTCCGTTACAGAAAAGATCATCCTGAACTGACCGTTCAAAAAGCTGCTGAGAACCTTGGGATCAGCGAGTCTGCATTAAAAAACTGGATGAAGGCAGCCAGAGAAAATGAAGGTTCTGTCCCCACACGCGGAACAGGTAATTATTCCAGTGATGAAGCCAAAGAAATTGCCCGTCTTAAAAGAGAACTGCGAGATACTAAGGATGCCCTTGAAATATTAAAAAAAGCAATCGGTATCCTGGGAAAATAACAGAAGCTATTTATACTGCCACTTCAGAATACACCACAGAGGTGGCAGAACTGCCACAGAAACACCGGGTTTCTGTTAGCGGGGTACTGAAAATATTAGGTGTTTCACGCTCTGGATACCGTGCATGGAAGCAACGTGTCCCATCGGTTTCTGAAAAGCATCGTGATCATATCAAGGATGCTATCAAACAGATCTATGATGGATCGCATCAGAACTATGGTGCACCCAAGATCACAGAAATGCTGCACAGGCAGGGGGAATCTATTGCTGAAAAAACGGTAGGTAATTATATGCGCCAAATGGGGATCAAAGCGCAATGGGTAAAACCATATACAGTAACAACAATCGATTCTGATTTCAACAGTGAACTGCAAAATATCCTTGATGAGCAGTTTAATCCTTCAAGGCCGGACGCTGTATGGGTATCTGATATCACGTATATATGGACATACAATGGATTTGTGTATCTGACAAGCATAATGGATCTTTACTCAAGGAAAATCATAGCATGGGTACTCAGTCAGAGTCTTGAAGCAATCCATGTAGTAGAATGTGTAAACAAAGCGAAGCAGATGCGAAATGTCACCTCGCCGCTTGTGTTTCATAGTGACAGAGGTATACAATTCGTATCCCAGGCATTCCAGAAAGTAACAGAAGGAATGATAAACAGTTACTCAAAGAAAGCATACCCATGGGATAATGCATGCATAGAATCCTTTCATTCACTATTAAAACGAGAATGGCTGAACCGCTTTAAAATATTTGATTATAAACATGCATACCGCCTTGTTTTTGAGTACATAGAGACATTTTATAATACAGTAAGGATTCATAGTCATTGTGGATATCTTTCGCCTGATGAGTATGAAAAACAATACAGGAATAAACTATTAGAGCTGGAGCAAAAACTTGCCGGCTAAGTATGCTGGCAAGATGGAAAAAAGTCATTCTTAATTTGTACTTTTTCTTGACATAGGATCAAGTAAATAAGGTGTTTGATGGTATCGATTTTAATGACCTGCGGGAGGTATCTGAAACAAAGATCCTCGACAGAATAAAAAATCTAAAATCGAAAAACCAAGTGAGCGCAGCTAAAAATGGTTTAAAATATCTGCAGGTGGTTAATAATCATCTGCAGATGCCATCCGATGCCCAAATAGCCGAGATATCAAAACACAAAAGGAATTATGTAAAAAGTAGAGGTAAGGCAGTTGACTATGACCAGATGCTGCGAAAAGTCAATGTTTTGAAAAATGAAAAACTGAAATTAGCGTATCGGTTGGCGGGCATATCTGGGCTCAGGGTGTCAGAGTTGGCGGATCTGGAGGCTAAGGATATAGAATTTCGAGATGATGGTCGTATCTCTGTATCCGTGCGTCATGGAAAAGGAGGTAAGCCTGGGACGGTAGAATGTCTGGATGATACTTATGTCTATAACAAATTGAAAGATTATTGCCGGCAGAATGAGACTGGAAAACTATTTTATAGCGAGAGCTATATGTGTGAGAAGGCCCACGGCCTGGGTATGGAAATGCACGATTTTAGACGTGCATACGCAAAAATAAAAAAAATAGAGTGTGTGGCTGCCGGGGCAACCGCTTATGAGGCCAACGGAGCGGTTCAAGAAGGTTTAAGGCATGTGATCCTATGTCAAGAAAAAGTACAAATTAAGAATGACTTTTTTCCATCTTGCCA